CCTGATGTAAAAGATCATGGGCGCTGCAAGTTCAGGCTAATAACCTGAAAATCGTACTGAAGCTCTTACGACCCACAGCGTATCCACATAGGTATAGGATTGGAGTACCGTAAGTTAAGTACCTAGTAGACTGGGCCACGGGAAATTCTATGATCTTACCCAGTAGAGCAGTAGCAAGTGAGAAACTTCTACGAAGTAGCACATACCTCTCTCTACCACCGGTTATCAACCAGTTACCTACTATCAAGGTACCAGCGGGTTAGAGCTTTTATCGTTTAATGTAAATCAAGCGGGTACCACAAGGTCATTAAGCCAAGGCGTCAACAGGATTGCACTTCATTGCTAGAGCGCCTCATGATTAACTTGTATTGACTTACATTAACCTTAGTTATACTCTAGTGAGCATGGATAACGAGATCGTAACGTATCAAGCAGAAGTACCTCAGATCGATGAGAGTAAGCTGCCTACTTATGTTGATGAGAATGGAAAGAAGAAGATGCTCGTCAATGCCAAGCAAGCACAGATTGTTGAGCTTGTTTCAGTTCAAGGTAGAACACAAGCTGAGGCTGCTCAGATATTGAATTGTGACCCCGGAACAATAGCTTATCACCTGAGAAAGAAACAGGTGAAAGAGTATCAGGGTATGTTGGTTCAGGATAAACTGAGCAGTATTGCGGTTTCTGCTACCTCAAAACTCGGTGATTTGCTTCACCATAAATCCGGTTATATTAACATTGAAGCAATTAAGCTAATCTTTAATGCTTCGGGAATCAGTAATGATAACAAGGGCTTACAGGTGAACACTTCAGGTCAGACAGTTGTCAATATTGACTTGGGGGGTTAAAAATAAGGCCGTTGATATGTGATTACGTCCACCTCTCATATAATTCTCTTCAAAAAGTATTTTCACACCACAAAGGTATTTAAGCTATGGAATTGGTATCAGATGTAAAGAAGAAGGTTACAGAGATCTCTAAGAGGTTGAACAAGGATATGGATGGGTTCAATCATTTGGATACTATTCATAGGCACTTGGATGATGTGTTGCAGGTTATTCAGTATATGGAAGATAAGATTTCTCTTAGAGAGGCTAAGTCACTACCTGAGATAAAGGAGAAAGTCTCCAAGAAAAAATCTGTTAAGACTGAGAAAGTAGACTTTGATTCCTAGTGGCTAAGAATGAGATCAACTTCAAACCGGACGGAGAGGTTCTGCGTCACTTTATGCTTGACGACAGATTTGTACGGGGAATCCGTGGGCCTGTAGGTAGTGGTAAGAGTGTTGGGTGTTGTATCGAACTGTTTAGACGCGCCTCTCAGCAGGAGCCTAATAAGCAAGGCATTAGGAAGAGTCGATGGGCTGTGGTTAGAAATACCAACCCACAGCTTAAAACCACTACTATTAAGACTTGGTTGGATTGGTTTCCAGAAGAGACCTTTGGTAAGTTCACTTGGAGCGTTCCATATACACATAATGTAGTTCTCAATGATATTGAGATGGAAGTAGTGTTTCTGGCGCTTGATAGACCAGAAGATGTACGGAAACTACTCTCCTTGGATCTTACTGGGGTCTGGGTGAATGAGGCTAGAGAGGTAGCCAAGACTATTATTGATGCTTGTACCATGCGAGCAGGGCGTTATCCTTCTATGAAGGATGGTGGTCCTACATGGTATGGGGTAATCATGGATACCAATGCTCCAGAGGACGATCACTGGTGGCCTATTATGTCTGGGGAATCACCTCCTCCTGATTACATTACTCCAGAAGAGAGACTTACCCTTGTTAAGCCTGATGATTGGATGTTCTATACCCAACCTCCGGGGATGCTGGAGGAGAAGACTGATGAGGGTGAGGTTACTGGGTATGAGTTGAGTCCTCTAGCTGAGAATTACAGTAATCTACCTCCAAGCTACTACCCTAGAATCATTACAGGTAAGGCTAAGAGCTGGATTGATGTCTATGTTCTGAATAAGTTGGGGTCTGTAGAGGATGGTAAGCAGGTTTATCCTATGTTCAATGAGGGTACGCACGTTGCTAAAGAACATATCGAGCTTAACCCTGACCTTCCTGTATATATTGGTATTGATTTCGGTCTCACTCCTTCTGCTGCTTTCGGGCAGCGTGGTCCTACTGGTCGCTGGTATGTATTCAGGGAGCTTGTTGCTACTGATATGGGGGCGCTCAAGTTTGCTGAGATCCTGAGAAACGAGATCTCCATGATCTGCCCGAACAATGAACTCAAGATCTATGGTGACCCTGCTGGCGATCATAGAGCGCAGTCTAATGAGTCCACTCCATTCCAGATGATGAGAAGCCAAGGTATTCAAGCTGTACCTGCGCCATCAAATGATCCTGTAGTACGGATTGAAGCTGTACAAAATGTCCTGAATCGTATGGTTGATGGTAAAGCAGGGTTCCTAATTGCCTCTGAATGCAAGATGCTGGTCAAAGGATTCCGTTCTGGCTATCAATATAAGAGGGTAGGGATAAGCGGGGAGGCTAGATATGAAGAGAAACCCTCCAAAAACAAGTATTCTCACGTTGCAGACGCTTTACAGTACATGATGATCGGTGCTGGAGAGGGTAGAGAGGTACTGAGAGGCAATAAAAAGGGTGCTACCGTAGGTAATGCTCGTCCTAAACACCACAATCCTTTCGATGGCAGAGCCGGATTCAAGCGACAGCGTGGGTGGGGACAGATTGGAACGCGATAACGACCTTGTAGAACCATGCGGTCCTGCTGAATGGCAGGTATTCTTTGCTGACAGGGACGATCTATACTGGTTTGATTGGCTATTCCATACTAGAAAAGGGTTTAGACACTGCTTTGTAGTAGGCTATCAGCCTAAATCCTATCAATATATTTTATTAGATTGGCAAGGTCATAAGCTAACCTTAGAGATATTGCATCCATATAGGTATCAGCAGCTAATTGAGTCTCTTGAAGAGAAACAACACACGATTGTTACCTATCGACCCAATGTAGATGATGAGTCGATTTCCCTATTGCGTCAACCTCTATTATACTGCGTGGAAGCGGTCAAGCATTTGTTGGGAATAAGGAACTTTTTTATCTGGACTCCCTATCAACTCTACCGTGAATTACTTAGTCGTGGTGGCAATGTCATTAAGGAGAACGTATGAAGGTTTCTGGGATATTAAAGCTGTTTATTCCTGTTGTTCAGCTAGAGTTTAATAGGATTGTTGCTAAAGGGTTTAGACAAGGACTAGAGAGCGGAGCTATCAAAAAGGTACAGACTGATGTTGTCAACAAGGCTACATCGAAAGCAGTCGCAAAGTCACCAGCCTTGAAGAATGCCCAATCTATGATGAAGCGGAAAATGTACGGCGCATTTGATAAGGCAAACCAATCATTGTTCTCTCGCAAACTCCATGACGACCAAACCCGTAACCTTGGATAAAGGAATACTTATGAAAACTCCAGCACTATTAAAAGCATTTATACCTGTGCATACATTGCACTTCAGTTCACCTGAGCCACCCAAGTCTGACCCCAAGATCGAGGAAGATCGCAAGAGGCGTGAAAAGGCTGCTAAACGTGAGCGTATTGAACAAGCTCGTACAAGAGCCAAGCAAGCAGGTGGGCGTAAAGCGCGTAAATCTCTATTCTCTGGCGGCATGACAGGCTTCACTGCTCGTATCTCACCTGATGAAGAGACAGGCACACTAGGATAAAGCTATGGCTAACATAGAGGCTGCACTAAAGCGTTTCTCAAACGCTAAGAAAGCCAGATCTAATTGGATTAATGTCTGGGAAGAGTGTTATGAATACGCTCTACCTCTGAGAGAGTCCTTCTTCCAGCAGGAAGCAGGCGCAGACAGAATGGATAAAATCTTTGATGAGACTGCTGTTACTGGAGTACAGGAGTTTGCGTCAAGATTGCAATACGGTCTGATCCCTAATTTTGCAAACTGGTTCCGATTCGAGCCGGGTACTGATGTACCACCCGAGCAGCGTCAGGAACTACAAGCTGAGCTTGATGAAGTCTCTGCGGCGGTAGCCGAAGTGATTAGTAACTCTAACTTCTCCCAAGAAGCTAGTGAATCTTTCCTTGATCTCGCCGTAGGCACTGGCAATATGCTGATCGAGGAAGGGGATGAGAAGAATCCGGTTAAATTTACTGCTGTACCTCTATCTCAGGTCATTCTTGACCGTGGCCCATACGGTGAAATCGACGGTGTATTCCGTGAGCGTACTGTAAAAGCCCGTGATGTTAAGGTTCTTTGGCCTAAAGCCAAGCTAGGTGATGGCCTGTCTAACAAGATCAAGGAAGATCCAGACACAGATCTGAATTTCATTGACTGTATCTACCGTGATTGGGCTGATAAGACTAAAGAATCTTATATCTATCAAGTAATCGAGGTGTCAACCAAGACTCAAGTGGCTACTGCTACCCTGTCTGGTGAAGGTTCTCGGCCTTGGGTCAACTTCCGCTGGTCAAAAGCAGCAATGGAAACCTATGGTCGCGGTCCTTTGATGAACGCCTTGCCAGCAATCAAGGTAGCTAACCTGACTGTTCAGCTTATTCTGGAGAATGCTCAGTTTGCTATCGGTGGTATCTGGCAGATGGATGACGATGGCTCTATGAATGTGGATAATATCGAGCTAGTACCCGGCACGATCCTCTCTGTAGACCCTAATAGTCGTGGATTGCAGGGTGTTCAGTCTCCGTCTCGGTTTGATGTAAGTCAATTGGTGCTGGATTCCATGCGGGAGAACATCAAAAAGGCTCTATATAACGAAGACTTTGGCCCTATGGACAAAACCCCAATGTCTGCAACAGAGGTTTCTGCTCGTCAGGGATCTCTTGCACAGGTAATTGGGTCTGCCTATGGTCGTCTATTGTCTGAGTTTGTTAATCCTGTAGTGATGCGCGTTGTTCATATTATGAAGAAGCGTGGAATGATCGAGCTTCCCAAGATTAATGGTCGGGAAATTCGTATTGTTGCCAAGTCTCCTCTGGCTAGAGCGCAACGCTCACAAGATATTTTGCAGTTGACCAACTTCATTGGCATGGTGACAAATACTATGGGCCAGCAAGCAGCGGCTCAGTATATCGATCCTGCTAAAGCAGTTGAGCAACTGGCAGAATGGTACGAAGTACCACAAAAACTCCTTATCAGTGATGAGAAACGGCAAGCAACTCAACGACAAATCGGAGAAAATCTTGCTACGGCAGAAGCCAACCAACCGGGCGGTGCAGCTCAAATGGCTGATGCCATGCAAAAACTTATGCCATGACGGATGAGAAAAAGAAGCGTAAATATGTAAGCCCCGATGGGGTAAATCGAAGCCACAAGATCGAGAAGCAGATCAATGAGGCTTTGGCATTAGCATTTAGCGGCGAGGCTGGCGAGTTCGCTCTTGATTACCTTAGAAGGGTAACGATAGAGCGGGTCAATGGCCCCGCCGTTGATACTAACTCCCTCCTACACATGGAGGGTCAACGATTCCTAGTTGGCGTGATCCAACAAAGAATCAATCTTGGTAAGGAGAAACTACCGTGAGTGAAGAAAACGTGCCTAGTGAGGGTGAGCCTCAAGAGATAACGCGCCCTGAATATGTCCCAGAAAAATTCTGGAATAGTGATAACAATGAAGTAAACCTAGAGGCCGCATTCAAGTCCTATGGGGAGCTTGAGTCTAAGATCGGACAGAAAGAAGATTCTCTGCGAGAGTCTATCGAGACTGATCTAAACAAATCCCGTATGGAAGGTGTACCTGATTCCGTTGATGGCTATGAGTATAAGCCACCAACTTTGGAAAATGCGCCCGAAGGATGGGAGGTTGAGATCAGTGAGGAAGATTCTCTTCTTCAATGGTGGAAAGAGACTTCCCATGCACAGAAGTTGACCCAAGATCAGTATCAAGAGGGTATTCAGAAGTTCTTTGATATTACCTACTCCTTGCCTAACAAGGAAGATGCTGTTGCTGAGCTAGGTGAGAATGGTCAAGATCGTATCAATGCTGTTGATGGTTGGATGGCTAGTAATCTGACAGAGGATCAGTACAACGCGGTGGCTGAGTTTGCTACTTCTGCTGCTGCAATTGATGTTCTGGAGACTCTGATTGGTAAGACAGGGGAACCTGATCTGGCTAGTTTTGGTAATCAAGCACCAACTGGTGAGGTATCGGAAGAGAAGATTCGGGAGATGATGAACGATCCTCGATACTGGAAAACCGGATCTATCGACAACGATTATAAGCAAAAAGTTACTGATATGTGGGCCAAGCTCTATAGCAAATAGTTTGCATAACAGATTAAAAAGTTCTATGATCCGTTTTGATGGCCCTGTTGTAGTCAATTTCAGCCCTCCGGGACAACTGAAATTAAGCGATCAAAGGACAACCTGACTTTCGTTTAATTAATATTGGAGAGCTGAAATGGCTAATACAATTGATACTTCCTTTATTAAGCAGTTTGAGTCTGAGGTGCATCTTGCATATCAGCGCAATGGCTCAAAGCTGCTTAATACCGTTCGTAAGAAGATGGTAAAGGGTGAGTCCACTACCTTCCAGAAGATTGCTACTGCAACTGCTGGCACTAAGACTCGTAACGGTGTTGTTTCTTACAACGATCTTGCACACTCAACCGTACTCTGTACTCTGGCTGACTACTACAGTGCTGAGATGATCGATAAGTTGGACGAGCTGAAAATTCAGCATGACGAGCGTGGCGCTGCTGCTACTTCTCTGTCTGCTGCTTTGGGCCGTAAGTCTGACGATCTGATTATCTCTGCTATCTCTGATAGCGGCACTATCAACGCTACCTCTGCAACTGGTGCGCTGACTAAGGCTAAGCTGGAAGAGGTATATGAGCAGTTCGGTACTGACGATGTTCCTGATGATGGCAACCGCATTATGCTGGTTTCCCCACAGGGCTGGACTGATCTGATGGGCATTACAGAGTTTGCTAGTCGGGACTATGTACCTGAAGCGGAGCTTCCTTGGAAGGGTGCAGGTTTCTCTTCTAAGCGTTTCATGTCATTCCTGATTATGACTCACTCTGGCCTTGATGTTGCCACTAGCGTTCGTAGTTCGCTGGCTTATCACTCTTCCGCTGTTGGTCTGGGTGTAGGTCAGGACGTTTCTATGGACGTAACTTGGCAGGGTAAAGAGCAGGCTCACTTGCTCGTTGCCTCTATGTCTCAGGGTGCTTCTGTAATTGACGACGATGGTTGTTATATCGTTAAGCATACTGAAACATAAGTAGTATAGAGGGGGTAAGGTAGCGCAAAATGCCTTACTCCCTCTCCTTTATGGGGAAAAGCTAATGGGTGCTGTCAATGACATCGAGATTGCTCAGAAGGCTTGTGCCTTTGTTGGCATTTCTCCGATCACCTCTTTTACTCAGAATACAACAGAGGCCATTGTTCTTAATGGTGTGTATGATGAGATCGTAGAATCTGAATTAGCCGGGTATCCTTGGCGATTCGCAATGGCTCAACGTGAGCTAGATAGGCTAGAGGCTACTCCTACTGCTGAGTGGACTGCTGGCTACCAAATTCCTTCTGATATTCTCTTGGTTCGCAATGTTCGTGAGAACGGAGAGATTATCAAATATGATCGTTACGACGATAATATCTACTGTGATGCAGCGACTACCTCTACTGTAGTTCTTGACGGTATCTATAAGGCGGCTGAGTCTGATTGGCCTGCATACTTCCGTCTTGCTGTTGAGTATCGTCTAGCTTCTGCATTGGCTAGTGGTGTAACCATGAAAGCTGATCTTGCTGCCATGTATGATGAGAAAGCAGAGATCCAGTTGAAGAAAGCTCGTAACGTAGATAGTGGCGCTCAGACTTCACGCAAGTTGAAGATGAACCGATTGGTGAATGCGCGTGGCTAATGTTCGTACTATACAGACTAACTTTTCAGGGGGTGCATTAGATCCCTTGATGAAGGGTCGTCCTGATACCAAAATGTATAACAATGGTGCTGAAACCATTGAGAATTGGATGCAGCTTGTTCAGGGTGGACTTCGACGGAGAAGGGGAACAAAGAAGCTATCTAACATTGGGGCAGCAAAAAGATTGCTGCCTTTTGTTTTTAACAAGGATCAAACTTATATCATCGCTCTAGGGAACACTACCTTAGACGTTTATGATCCTGCTGATGGCTCTACTGTCCAGACACAGCTAACTGGTTGTCCTTGGACTACTGCTCAGCTTAACGAGATTCGTTATGCTCAGCGTGGCGATACCATGATTCTGACGCATGAAGATTTCAGGATGCAGGTTATCACTCGTACTGGAGCCTCATCATTTACACGGGCTAATTGGTCATGGTCAACACATACAAGTGGTTGGCCTATGTACTCGCCACAGTACAAGTATGCTGGTAATAGTGTAACCATTCAGGCTTCGGCAACCACTGGAAGTATTACTCTTACCACCAGTGCAGCACATTGGACTTCTGATCATGATGGCTGTCTTGCTGCTGTCTCAGGTAGACAGTGTGAGATTACCGAGTTTGTTAGTTCCACTGTAGTTAATGCCACTGTACGTCAGGATCTTTATGAGGGTCAGGACGTAACAGTACAAGATGCCTCTCAGTTTGAAGTAGGTGAGATCTGTACTCAGGCAGATACTAATGCCGAGGGCGAGATTGTCTCTATCACTGGCAATGTGATCCGAGTAGCCAATAGAAAACGTGCGCTATTTGAGAATAACACGACTACTGTAGGTGGGACTTCTGGTGCAGAGTCAGACGCTACTGGTGTATCGACTATCTCTCCACAGGCTACTGCTGATTGGACTGAGTGTGCTATGAGTCCTGCACAGGGATGGGCTAGATCGGTTACATTCCACGGTCAGAGGTTGTGGTTCGGTGGGGCGAAGAATCTACCTAGCCATCTGTTCAGTTCCAAGGTTGCAGCGTTCTATAACTTCGATACTGGCGAAGCACTGGATGATGAGAGTGTTCAGGCTTCCATTGCGGCTGATAAGGTAAACACAATTAACCACCTTATCTCTGCTGGTACTCTGCAAGCCTATACAGATCAGGGTGAGTTCTACTGTCCAGAGAGTCAGGACAATCCTCTCTCTCCAACATCGTTCAATATCCGTAAGCAATCACCATACGGTAGCGGTAACGTATCTCCAATGATCTTTGATCGGGCTACGATCTTTGTTCAGCAGATTGGTACGGCTGTTCGTGAGTTCTTGTGGGAGGAGATTAATGGTGGGTATACCGCTAATGCTATCTCTCTTGCGTCGAATCACCTGATCGATCCTGATGGGATTGTGGATGCTTCTGTACTATACGGTATGAAGGAGCGCCCAGAGCAATATGTGTTCTTTGTGAATAATGATGGCTCTCTGGCTGTCTATCATGCTGTGCGAGTTGAACAGATCTCTTCTTGGGTTAAGTGGGTTACTGACGGTAATGTTAAGAATGTTGTTACGGTATTGGACGAAGTTTTCTTCTGTGTTGAAAGGACAGTGGGTGGTTCTACGGTTTATTCACTGGAGAAACTTGACGACACGTTTACGCTTGATATGGGCGAATCATCTAGTGAATCAGCTAGCGAAACGTCTACGTTCACGGGACTGACTAATTGGACAAGCCAAGAGGTTCATGTTGTTGCGGCACATGGAAAGATCGCTGACTCTGATTATAGAAAGAATGCCTATGATTTAGGCAAGTTCACCGTAGACGCTTCTGGCAATCTGGATATTTCTCCATACAAGGCTAATTCAGTACAGGTAGGGTTCTCTTATGATGCTACTCTAAAGACTCTGCCTATCGAGATTGAGATGCCTAATGGTTCAACATTCAATCTTCCTAAGCGTATTTCTGCTGTTGATGTTAATCTTGATTCAACACTTGGTATTGAGGTTGATGGGACAAATCTGATCTTGCGTAATGTGAATGATGATATGTCTGCTGCACCTACACCAAAGACAGGACACGAAAGGTTTTATATGATGGGCTGGAGCAGAGAGGGTCAGATTACTATTGAAGCTGACACCCCCTTAGATGCCACTATATTGAGTCTATCAATGGAGGTTACATTGTAATGGGTTGGGAAACTGCATTAATTGCCTCAACTGCTGTGTCTGCATATACGCAGATTCAGGCGGGGAAATATCAACAGGCTGCATACGAAGCCGAGGCTAAACAGTATGAACAAGAAGCTAAGATGGCAGAGCTTCAAGCGAAAGAAGAGAGTATTGCGAGAGAGAAAGAGTATCAAGCTGCTAGATCTCGAAACCTTCTTCTTGCCTCTGCTGCTGGTTATGATCCTACTGCTTCTGGTTCTTTCCTTGCTCTAGAGGAGTCTGAGGAAGAGACAAGAGATTGGGACGTTGGTGGGATCTCTTTGATGGGGCGTGTTGGCGCACAGAAACAGCGTACTGCCGCATGGAGTTCTCGTATCTCTGCTAAGTCTGCAATGACAAGTGCGTATGGTGGTGCTGCTAGTACAATGTTTGGCGGCTACTCTAAATACAGGGACGGTTGATAATGGCTAAACTGACAAGAACAAAGCGAGCGCAGGTTATTAGGCCAACTGGAGTTGTTAGCATGACAGGCTTGCGTGATGCCGCAAGAGGTATGCAGCAGACTTCCAAAGCGTTTAAGGGTATTGCTGATATTGCGGCCAAGAAGCTGAGTGATGAAAGAGATCAAGAGGCTGATGAGTTCATGCAGACTACGCCTCAAGAAAGATTCCAGACCATGATTACTTACCAGCATGAGGGTAAGGAATACAACACTATGGTCGATCAGTTCAAGCAGCACAAAGAGATTGAGGGTGGTGTGTTTGGGCTTTCTGGTATGGATCAGAGAATCAATGAGCGCACTGTTCGTATGAATTACGATGGCGCTATCTCTACCGTTAATGCTGAGCTTGATCGTCTTTACTATGAGGCGCAAGTTAAAGGGCAAGAGGGGTATCTTGATTCCAATAGATACGCCATTGTTGCTGATGCGCTGACTAAATCTACTGTCGATAATTCTGATCCAAGAATTCGTCGTAGATTGGCTAGTGAGATTCGTACAAAGATTGACTCTCAGTATGCAGACTTAAGATTCAAAGAGGATTCTAATAACTTCAAGATCGGTCAGGAGCAATCAGTAGCATTGTATGAAGCCGATATGGGCGAGATTGAAACTTCGTCCACAACACTTGGCCATGAGTCTGTTGATCTAAGAAAGAAGATCGGGGCTGTGGCAGAGCGCACTAGATCTGATGTTATTGCCGGGTATATCAATGAGGGTGAGGCTAACGCTCGTATAGAGACTTTGATTAAGACAACCTCTACAGGGTTTATCACTCGTTCAATGAATTCTGTTGCTAAGGAAGCGATGGAGACAGGCGATCTATCTAAGTCACAGACAATTGCGGCCGACATTCGGACAGGAACATACAAGGTTCCAACTGTTGTTTTTGATAGCAAGACTAATGAGTTTTCGATTGTTGAAGCTCCAATTGCTGAGTCGGTTAAGTCTGTTGACGCAAGAAACGCTCTTGCCGCCAAGCTAACTGCTACTGTTAATAACCGAATCAACTCTAAGAATCTTCAAGATGAAGCAGCTAAGAACGAAGTTATCAAAAAAAACAACAGCTTGAGAGTTATGTCGTCATTCTACGTTCAGAATGGTGACTATGAATCTTTGAAGAAACTTCAAGGTCAGGCTGAATCTAATATTAATCAAACGAACCAAGATGATTATGAGGCTCTTGAGAGAGCAATTAATACTCACAATCTTATCTCTGAGAACTTGGGCTTTATTGAGTCGGAAAGAGAGGGGCTTGATAAGTTAAAGAGGCTGGAAGCGCTTCTTGGTACTACTGCCTTGGAGAGCATTGTTGATTACAAGTTTGACGATGATGGCTATATTGATGATTACAATAGCAAGTCTATTGGTCAAAGATTGCAGGCTCTCGACAAGCAATACACTTTGTTGAAGGGAGCTTACGATGAGATTCAAAAGCGCCCTAATGCAATTTCCGAAATGGAAATCAAGATGGTTCGTGGAGGAGTCATTACCGAAGTAACAGCAGCGCATTCTAAGGGAGCTACCAAGATGGCAGGTGAGTCAATTGACGTGCTTGCTAATGGTGACTTGCTTGCTGCTGGAGATAATGGCATTCCAACATGGTTTAATGGTGCCACTGCTATCCGTCCTATTGTGAACATTGGTGTGCTTCCTAGTCAGGTAGTTGACACTCTTGGGGATGCTATTGCTGGTGCTGATAAAGAAGATGGCATTTTGAAGTTTAATGCTGCTATCCGTTTGTTTAGAGATATTCGTGAAAATTGGGATTCCTCTCTTGATAGCCTTAAAAAGCAAATGGGGAATGATCTCTATAACGTGTACTCTAAAGCTGTCAGAGACACTATTGGTTTGTCCAAGAAGAATGAGCAGGATGCGGAATGGGCTTTGAGTATGAAGGAATACTATAGCCAGCCATCTATGCCACTGACAGAGATTAGAGCAGGAACGATTAATAGCCTTATCGATGATAAAGTGAACAATACTTTCTCCCCAGATGAGCCTCGTCCTGACGATAGAATTAAGCAAGAAATCCTTTATGCTGTATCAAGCGAGGTTATGTCTGGCAACTACTCTGGTTCAGAAGAAGATGCAATTAACGAAGCGTTTGATATTGTTTGGGATAGATTTGCGAAGGGCGCGGAGTATGGTGTTGGTGGCTCGATGATGCGAGGAGAGAACAGATATGTTCGCTATCCTATTCGTAAGAGTTATCCAGAAGTATCTAACGAGAAGATTGAGGAGCTTGTTTTCTCTACTCTTCCTGCTGATGTCAGAAAAGACTATATCTTTAACGGCAAGGATTCAGAGGGTGGTGAACCTTCTGTTCTTGATGGCAAGACAAATATTCGTCTGCATTTCTCTCGCTTCAATGAGGAGGGTCGTCCTATCTACTTTATGATGCGTTCTGAGGTAGATCAGTACAGTCCATTCGGTTCATTTATTACTGATGATAAGTTCAAGCCAATTGAGCTAGACCCTAGCCATTTCCAGAAAGAGCTTGATGCTAAGGATCAGGATATTGCTAATCAGTCTTTGGCGGTAGAAAGAGCTGAGTTTGAGTTGAAGAGAGCAAGAGCGGATAGGGCTAAGGCTCCACCTCAGCCATTTAGTCCTGAATTTCCAGCGCCAGAGTATTATAAGGAGTTTGATGAGGGGATTAACGAGCTAGAGATTATGGTTCAAGAGCAGGAAAAGATGCTGGAAGATCTGGAGCGTGAGAGAGAGAAGATGAATCTACAGCCTCTTATTCCAGAGATTTCTCCTAGCTTGGAGTCTGTATTGTAATGGCTGATAAAAAAAGAGAAGTAGAAGGGTTTTATCCAGCAGGGCAAGAGCGTGAAGTCTTTGTTACTTCCGAGCAATACGGTCCTGTAGATAACTTCTATAGATCTGTTCTTACAGATACATGGATGGGTGAGCTGTATCTGAATCAGCGCGCTCATGCAGAGGCTATTGAATCTCTTGGTCCTGTTGGGCGAAAAGATCCTACATACAATCCTATTACTGATCCAGTCAATAAAGGGTATGAGCAGTATGTTGTAGAATCTACTTCTCCGCAGGAATCCTTTGCGATTCGCTATATGGTGGATAAGAACCAGATGCTCAAGCGTGAGATGGAGTTTGGTGGCGCTGGAGTTAGTCGATTCTTATCAGCATTTGTAGACCCTTTGACCTATACCCCTGTACCAATTGCTAAAGGTTTGGGGTTTGTTAAGGGTATGCAGAAATCAGCGCCAGCAGTAGTTGGCTCTGTAGCGGCCTCAGAGCTTGCTAGACACGGTTTAGATCCAACCTCTACGCCAGAGGAAACAATGATCGCAATCGGCGCAGGAACGGTTCTAGGAGCCGCTCTAGGCGGTTTTGCTGGCTCTATTGGTGCTGATGCTGGTAAGGGTGTAGGAAAGGGTGCTAGAGCTTCCTACAAAGAGACAGTAGAAGTTGCGGATCAGGTTCTTCGTAGGTCTGATGCTGCAACTGAGGCAGAGGCTCATGGTCTTCATCTTTATCCAGATATGGAAGATAAGGTTCGCTTCTCTGAAATTACTGGTGAAATGAGACACGGCGAGAAGTGGGATGGTACTGAGCGTGTACCGGGTGCTTTTCATCGTCGTAATCCTGACGGCTCAACTAAAGAAATTCTTATCGATAGAGAGAGGTTGATAAAGGATTTCAATGATAAGGCTTGGTTAAGCCCTAAGACGAAAGGGGTTATTCCTCTATCAAGAGATTTCCGTACGCCAGATGAGTACATTGAGTTTGTTATTGCTCACGAAAAGAGTCACCAGAAGTTTCCTCAGTTGCCCGGAGAAGAGAAATGGGTGTATGAGAACAGAATCAATAACGAGGCTCTAAAAGAAGTTGATGCCGCTAAGGTTCGCAGAGAAGAGGCAGCAACTAAACTAGAGGCCGAGGGCGGTCCAAAACCAGAAGTTCCTCAATCTATGAAAGAGGAACAGGAAGTCGCTAAAGCTAGATTAGAGGCTAGAGAAAAAGAGATTGCTGGTGCTTCTGAGCAGATTGCGATACTTAGAAAAGAGGCGCAAGAGTTAAGAGATCGTGCTGATACACATGAAACAAAGAGTGTTCGGACTCGCTTTAGGAACAAGGCGAAGAAGATAGACGATCAGGTATCAAGACTTGAGGCTCAAGCAGAGCAAAAGACAGGTACTTTGACCGGGATGAAGAATGATCTTGATTCTATCAATACTCGGATTGATGAGATTGAGAATGCTAGAGATGTTGAACACCTTGTTCTGAAAAGAGCTGGTGGTCTTGAAAGCATCCGAACAGAGCAACTTCCTTGGTATCGTTTAATCAATACCAAGTTGAGAGAGTTAGCCCCAGAGCTTGCGGCTGATTGGATGCGTATGGCTCATAAGATTGCAGGTAGTCCGGGTCTTGTGACTAAGGGCGCTGTACTTGGTCAGGCTGTTCCTGTATCTGTAGAGATGCTGGCTAAGCAGTGGCATCAGCGTTACCGGGTTGCGATGGAGGAAAACAACAAGATCTATATGCGTTATCTTGAGAAAGCGCAAGATCCTACCCGTATGCAAGCCACTCTTGAAAGAGGCAAGCAGGTTCTTGGTGGCCCATTTGGTATGGCTCAGCCACCAGAAGGAAAGATGAGCGCCCTTGAGTTCCGACAGGCTGTTTCTTCTTCATTGATGAATAATGATGAAGCGGCAGATCCCTTCATTGCCGAAGCAGTAGCAGTATGGCGACCTATCTTTGATAAGTTTGAACAGGCCGGTAAAGAAACTGGTGTATTCAGAACGATAGAGAAAGCTAGAGCAGACGTACAGAAGCATGAAATGAATCTGGAGACTGCTAAGCAGGAGGAGATCACTAAGATTGAAGGGCAACTAGAGTCTGCTCGTTCTAGTCTTGAGGCTCTTGAGAGATCTGACCTAACTACTGATAAGTTCTTTCATAGAATGATTCGTCAAGATAAGTTGGAAGATCCTGTATTGAGAGAGCGCCTTGAGGGTGTGCTTAGAGCGCACTTCATGGATAAGCCGTACCATTACGTTAATGGTAAGCGCATGGATTTTTCTACTCACCCAGATCATGTTGAGGCCAGAGTTAGAGAAACTATTGCTGAAATGTATCGAGAGGCTTCCTTTAATGATTCTCTTGGATTGATCGATAAAGGTAACAAGTTAGAGAGATATGAGAATAGAATCAAGACCTTACAGGAAGACCTCAAGACTGCTTCCAACAAGGAGAAAGGGATTCTCGAACACCAAATTCAGATTATCCAAAACAAGATCGATAAAGGGGTTGGTCATGGAAAAGGTGGTCCATCGCCAGTTCTCACTAGGAAACTGGACATTCCAACTAAGGATATTGCGTTCATCTTAGAAGATGATGTCGAGATGGTCATGCAGCATTATGTGTTGAAGATGGCTCCAGTTGTTGAGATGGCTCGCAAGTTTGGCGACTTCCGTATTGATGGTGAGATTTCCAGATTAACCCAGAAGATCGACGAGGTAATTGCAGCAAATCCAGAGAAAGCTGATGCGCTTACGAAAGAGAAAGAGGTGCTGGTTCAGGCGGCAGAGGATCTTAGAGATAAAGTCCTTGGCGTTTATGGTATTCCCAACAATCCTGACGCTTTGCATAATCGCGCCATTCGTTCTCTAAAGGCTTATAACGTACTCACATTGATGGGTAAGGCATGGATGGCTGCACTTGCTGATAGTGGCAAGGTAGTGATGTCTGAGGGCTTTACGAATACTTTTGGTGGATTGATTAAATCTGCTTCTGAGAGACTTGAGAAGGGTCGTAACAGTGAGTGGTTTATGTCTGGTAAAGAAGTCGAGATGGCTGGTGAGGCACTCGATATTGCTATGGCTACTCGGATGAATCAAATGTCTGAGATGGGCGGCAGTTATCATGGTATGACTAAATTAGAGAGATGGCTCCAGCAGCAGCAGGGGCCATTCTTCTTTGTAAACCTTCTTTCTGCTTGGACTGACAATATCAAGCGGTTCTCTGGCTCTTTGATTCAGAGTCGGATGATTGAGGATGCTGTTCTTTGGTCTGAGGGTAAACTTCCTGCTGAGAGAATCGAAAGACTTGCTGCTATTGGTATGTCTGAGCAGTGGGCTAAACGGTTTACTCGTCAGTGGAAGGAAGCAGGCTCTCAGAAAGGAGAGCATTTATTCCTTGCTAACACTACTGAGTGGACAGATCAGGAGGCAGTAACTTTCTTCCGAGCTATGTTGGCTACTGAGGTAGATAATGCTGTTATTACTCCGGGTGCTGCTGACAAATTTAACTTCATGGGTAAACCCTTTGGGTCTATGCTGATGCAGTACCGAGGCTTTGGTCTATCTGCTACTCAACGAATCCTTATGTCTGGTCTACAGAAGAAGGATATGAGTACATTGGCGGGGGCAGTATCCATGATTAGTATCGCATTCATGGTGGATTACGCTCGTCGTCCTGATTATGCAGAGATGGATATGAAGGATATGGTATTCCGAGCAGTAGAGAGATCCGGTATTGCAGGAATATTCTCAGATATTAACGGCGCATTGGAAGTTGCGAGTGGAGGCCAGCTTGGTCTACGTCCAATGATGGGTATTCAGCAAATTGTCTCTGATCCAAATTGGGCGCAGCGTACAGGGGCAGTTGCAGGGCCAGTGACTAACCAGTGGTTGCAGCTTGTTCATGCTGTTTCAGATCCTTCGGCAACAGAAAACGAGCAAGCGAGAGCAATTAGGTATATGATTCCATATAACAACTTGTGGTTTTGGTCTGATACCTTCACTAGAGCGCAGCGCACACTACAGGAGCAACTTGAGGAATAATTATGGCTCACATTCAAATCCCAGATACGGCCCCTAGAGTCCAATACTCTGTAGGTGCTTCGCCTGACTCAGACTTCACT